TCAACACACTGATAGCCGGTGCCGGTAGGGCGCTTTTCACAGCGGACGCCAATGACGGTGGCAACAAAACGATTGCCAGAAACGTCGTGCAGACATCCTTTTCACCTGTCCCGAACACAGGGACCGCTGTTACTTCCATCGGGAACCTCGTGGCAGTTTCGGGTCTCGTCAATTCCGACGGAACTCTAATAAGTCCTGACGGCACAGCCGGAGCTAAAATCCAATGACCGCCAGTACCTACGTCAATTCAACCGGGGCTCGCTACACCGGGCTGACTATGGGGTCGGGCATCTCGCTCACACCAGTCGCGGGGCGCGACCTAATCCTGCTGTTGTTTACCCTTAGCAACGCAGGCGCCCCCACAAGTGTTGTCTCTAGTGTGGGCGCAACCGTCATCACCGATGTCCCTTACGATGGCACCTTAGGTGTTTATCGTGTTCACGGAACGACCGCCGTTTCACAGACCATCGATGCCACTTTCGGGGCAAACGTAAACGGATTTGCGTGGCTAGTTGAAGCCTCGAATGTAGGGCAGTTCGACCAGCGCACTGTGGCGGCTTCCGGCTCCTCCGCCGCTTTCCTCACAAATAGCATAACGCCGTCGCAGGCTGGCGCTCTCTTGCTGGCGGTTGGTGGCTGCAATTCCTCAGCTACATTTAGCGCGTGGACCAACTCCTTCGCCCCGCTAGTTACTAATGATCATGTAGGGCCTACGATATATGGCGCGTACTTGGACCAGAGCGTAGAAGCGGCGGTGGCTGCCGGCGCTACAATCTCTGCATCCGAAAGCTGGAAGGGTCTTCTCGTTTCGTTCGTGCCGACCTCAACAGCGCCAACCATCACTGGACTGAACGCGCCGGTCTCACCCCCGAGTGGCGTTGCGGTTATCACCGCTGCGACAGGCGGAACGCTTGGCCCCAACCTCCAGCGATTCTACGAAGTAACTGCGATCAATGCGTATGGCGAGACGGTTGCCTCACTAGAGGTAAACGTCACAACGGGATCGTCCGGTTCCACAAACGCAAACACTGTGTCATGGAACGCCGCTGCTGGGGCAACCGGCGGCTACAGAGTTTATGCAACACCGCTCTACTCTGGCTACACCCCGGCATCAGGCGGAGAAGCAATATACTTCCCGGTCGCTGCGGGGATAACTAGCTTCACGGACACTGGGCGTTCCATCTACTATGGCATCCCGCCGGCTACAAACAGCACAGCGGCTCCCATAGATGAGGGTGCCACTGGCGTCCCGTTGACTGGGGCGCACTTCGACAGCTCGCTTACAGCCAATATCCAACAGCCGGGGGGCGTGTCGGTAGCGCAGACAGCTACCTATACGGACGCCGGGGATGCGACGATCAGCGTCATTATGGAGCCGGGGACTGGCAATCAGCTCGCCTTCAGTGACTCGACCTATCCAACAACGCTGACTGTAGGTACAACAAGCGCAGGCCCTAGCCAGCCGTACCAGCCGGTTATTCTCACACCTCCGGCCGGGCTCATCTTCACGACACTGGCATCCGTAAACCCGAACGGCATTCAAGCGTCGCCCGCTCTAGTAGTCGGAGACCAGATTGAGGCGTCCGGCGACGTAAACGGCGGCAGTGCAGCTCCGGCTGGCCTGCAACTGAACAGCGACGGAACCTTCCAGTGGGCTTCTGGTAGCACCCCCGCCAACTTCTACGTTCGCGTCTACGACTCTGCGAACAAGGTATGGGGAGCCTGGGCGCTCCAGACTGTGACCGGCGGCGTGGTGACCATCACGGTCCCCACCGGCCTCATCCACGCCCTCCAGCAGTTCTTCTCTCTTCTCCCCGGCTAACCCCCGGACACCCCAAGGGGCACTACAGGTTCGCCTGTGGTGCTCCTTTCCTTTTCTATTAGCTCACGGACCTTTACCAATGACCGTATCTTTCGAGGACGTTCCCAGCACTGAGCTGGACGCCGTGAACAGCATGTTGCTGTCGATTGGCAAAGCGCCTGTGTCCACATTGGCCGTTCCCGGCATCAACGACGTTTCCTTCGCCACCACCAAGCTCTACAGCGTCGTTCGCGACGTGCAGTCAACTCCCTGGTGGTTCAACTTCGAGCCGTGCTTCCCAATCACTCCAGACGGCAGCGGTAACATCGTGATGCCCACTGGGGCGCTCGCTATCGACGTATCGGATCGCGTGTACAACTACGTGGAGCGGTATAACGCCGCCGCGGGCTCAGGCGCAATGTGCCTGTACGACCGGGATCACCAGACGTTCAACATTGGGCAGTACCTCAATGGGCAGCCACTCAAGGTGGATGTCACCTGGATATTCCCCTTCGAGCACTGCCCCCAGGCAGCTCGCCGCTACATGGCGACTCGAGCCGGCCGCGAGTTCCAGACCGAGGCTGTCGGCTCTCAGATCCTCTACCAGTTCACCAAGGAGAAGGAGCTGGAAGCGCGCGCAGAGATGGAGCGGGCGGACCTCAAGCGGTCCCACACGAACATGTTCTCGGCCCCGACGCGGAACAACCGCATCTTCAATCGGCAGCCCGGCGCTTTCCGTCGCACCTGGTAATCAATGAGTCTTCTCAATCACCAACTCCCCGCTCTCTACGACGGGGTGTCACAGCAGCCTGCGTCCATGCGGATGTCCTCGCAAGGGCAGTCTCAGATCAACGGCTGGAGCACGGTAGTCAATGGGCTGATGAAGCGGCCCCCGACCCAGCACGTCGCCCAACTATCCGGTGGTGACCTGTCGTCTGCGTACATCCAGATAATGAACAGGTCCGTTACGGAACGCTACATCGCGATCATCACCGCAGGCAACCTGCAGGTGTTTGACCTTGCGGGTAACGCAAAGACCGTCAACTTCCCCTATGGCAAAGCCTACCTGAACTACGGGGGCGCTGCGCCGGTAACCTGGGCTCGCACCACAGCTTGGCTTCTGGTTGGCGCGTATGTACGCCCCACGGCTCCAAACGGCTTCATCTACCAGGCCGCATCCTTCACAGGGGGCACGGGTGGAAACACCGGAACCACGGAGCCCGCTTGGCCAACCGTCCCCGGTGACACCGTTGTGGATGGCACCATCACCTGGCAGTGCTTCGAGGACTTCACCGGGAATGCCCTGACAGCCCAGGACGACTTCAGTGCTGTGACGGTAGCTGACTACACCTTCGTCCTCAATAAGACGGTGACGGTGCAGATGCAGGCGCCAACGGTAGATCAGACTGCTCAGCCGGACGGCTACTTCAACCTGTCCCGTGCCAGCCTGAATAAGTTCTACGGTCAGTCCTACACCAACGTTCCCAGCCTGGGCCAGTACCCTCCCAACCCACCGGGAACCCTCACGGGAACCGTACAGTCCTTCGACTATCTCCCGTGGCCCGGCAACACGAACAACGACAGCACGCCTTCAGAGGGAGCTGTGTATGAGGTGCAGGGCGACGTAACGTCTGCCTTCACGTCCTACTATGTCATCTGGCAGGGCGGTGTCTACAACGAGACCGTAAAGCCGGGGCTGTCCAATTCGATAGATGCGTCAACAATGCCGTGGGCGCTCATCCGCGAGGCTAACGGAACGTTCACCTTCGCGCCCTTCTCGTGGGCGCCTCGCAAGGTGGGTGATGCCGTAACTAACCCGCCCCCGTCGTTCGTGGGGCGCCAGCTACGTGATGTCTTCTTCTACCAGAACAGGCTCGGCCTCTGCTGCGATGAGAATGCCATCATGTCCAAGGCGGGTGATTTTGGAAACTACTTCCGGCTCACCGTAACTCAGCTTCTCCCTGACGATGTAATCGACATTGGCGCTTCGGAGACCAGCGTCACCTTCATGAACTTCGCAGTGCCGTTCGCTACCGGCATGATGCTCTTCTCGGATCAAACCGAGTTCCGCCTCATGACGCCTATCGCCGGCGCACTCACGCCTACCACGGTGGCGCTTGACGTGGCTACCCGCTATCTCTCCTCAGCTACCGTTCGGCCTATCATGCTCGGCTCCGACGTGTACTTCGTCTCGGAAGACTCGGCATACGCGCACATCCGCGAATACTTCGTGAAGCTCAACTACCTTGGGCAGTTCTCCATGGACGCTACGGACATCACCGCCCACGTCCCGAAGTACATTCCCAAGGGCGTCTTCCTCCTGACGGGTTCACTGCTGCATGAGGCGCTCTTCTGCGCCACCTCGGCGCACCCGACGCGGCTCTACGTCTACCAGTTCTACTGGCTCAATGAGCAGCAGAAGGGACAGAGCGCGTGGCACTACTGGGACTTTGGTGCGGGCAACTCTATCCTCAGCTCCTACGCGCTGGATGACTTCCTGTACATCCTCATCAACCGCTCAGGCTCGACCTTCATCGAGAAGATCAACCTAGCGCTGGGAAGCAATGTAGGGCTCACCGACACCAGGGGAAACCTATATGACATCCTCCTCGACCGTAGGGTATCCGTCACGGGTACCTATCAGTCCGCAGATAACACGACGCTTTTCGACCTCCCGTACACCTACAACCAGGCGGCGGTTCAACTCGTCTCCGCGGATGGTGCGACTCCGGGAGCACTCAGTGATCCTACGAAGTACCAGTTCTATGCTCCCACACAGCTCAAGGTTCCCGGCAATGTAGCGGGCACCTTCTGGGTGGGCGAGGCGTACACGTTCAGTTACCAGTTCAGCCAGCAGTTCATGCCGAACCAGAAGGGCGATGGCGTCCTGTCGGGCCGGCTCACGCTGCGCAACTGGACGGTGGACTACGTGGACACCGCGTACTTCCAGAGCAAGGTGGACTCGTATGGCAATGGACAGCCGGAGACGCTCAGCTTCATCACAGCCGACATGGCGGCCTACACAGGCCTCACGTTGGGCGAGACAGCTCTGCAGCTCGGCACGCCGACCTTCGGTAACGGGCAGTTCTCCTTCGGTGTCTTTGGTCAATCGACCGAGGCCACCATCACATTGCTGAACGATACGCCCTACTCATGCACCTTCGTGTCGGCAGAGTGGGAAGCTGATTACGTCAACCGTTCCCGCACCATCTAGGAGTTCCAATGATCGTCCCCGCGCGCGCATGTCATGTGTGCCAAATGCTCACCGCTGGCTTGCGTGCGGCGGACGTTCAGGAAGTGAAGGCGTCCCATGGGCTCAGCCCTGAAGCTGCCCTGTGGACTTCCTTCAAGTCGTTCTCCAAGTCGTGGGTACTACTAACCAAACGGGGCTACCCCTGCGCCATGTGGGGCGTAGCCCCTTGGCCGCTGGTGCCCGAGCTGGGCGCACCCTGGCTCTTGGCAACGGAGGAGTTCAACCACCAGAGCAAGGAGCTACTCCGCCATTCCCCTCTCTACGTTACAGAGATGGGGAAGGGCTTTCGATACCTCGCCAACTATGTTGACGTGCGTCACATAGAATCTATTCGCTGGCTCCATTGGGCCGGCTTCCGTTTCGACCGCTTGCTCCCCGAGTTCGGGTATGAGCGTCGGCCCTTCCTACTATTCACCAAGGAGCCAGCCTAATGTGCTACGTCGCGGCGGCAATCGCTGTAACTATGATTAGCACCGCTGTCACGGCCGCTGCCGAGAAGAGTCAGGCTGATGCTCAGTCCCACGCCATCAGCGCGCAGGAGCAGGCGCAGCAGAACCAGATCACACAGGCAGCCGGCCAAGAGGACACTGTCGCCGCGCAGCAGGCACGCCAGGCGCGATCCCAAAGCATCGTTGCGGCGGGTGCAGCGGGCGTCAATCTGAAGAGCAACTCCTTCATGGCGTCGCTCCAGACGACCACGATGAACCAGGCGACCGAAGAGAACCTCATCGGCCTCAACGCCAAGAACTCCTCGAACGCGAGTCTCGCCGAAGCAAACAGCGAGCTTGCCTCAAAGGCTACCAGCCCAACCTTCATGGGCGCCGCACTCGACACCGCACTTGCGGGAGCGGGCGCGTATGTCCAGGGCACAGAGGCTCAGGCCATCGGCGCCAAAACTAGAAGCGCGGGGCTTGGAAGCTAATGGCACAGAACATCACTCCTATCGTCAACGTAGACGGCTCACTGCCGTCTACCTCTGACGGGGGGAAAGTACCTTATGGTGGTTTCGGCCCCTCGGCATCCCCCAACGTCCCCCTCCGCGTAGTCGCTCCCTTGGATGTAAATGCGGCTCCAACGTCGGCCATGAAGCTGGCGCAGGCGCTCGGAGTCACCGCGAAGATCGTCCAGCCCGAGCTGGTCAAGAAGGCCCGCATTGAGGGTATGAACCAGGAAGCCAAGGGCGAAGCCGCAGCCGCACCAGGGGGCACTCTCGACCCCAACCTCATGGCCAAGGACGCGGCCTACCGGCTGGGCGCCACGCGCGCCTCGGCCATCCAGAGCACGCTGCAGGCCATTGGCAGCATCAAGCAGCAGCTTGAAGACCCGAACAGCCCGCTGTCATCCGCTCCGGCATTCGACTCGGCGCCCGGTAAGGGTGATGGCGTCCTCACTCTGGTAGACGGGCTGCTCAGGCAGCAGCTCGGCGGCCTGGAGAAAGACCCCGACGCGGCCAAGGCGATCACGCCACTCGTCACTCAGTTCATGAACGAAGTCGGCGGCCAGCGCATCCAGCAGCAGGCGAACAACACCCGCAAGGCTGCGGTCAACAACGCCACACAGATGGCGAGCATGGATGCAAGCATGGGCATGAAGACGTTCGACTTCAGCCAACAGCGCGACACGCTGACGAAGCTCTTCGGTGGCGATAGCGTTACCGCTACGGCCGTGCTGTCACAGAGCCTCATCGACACCGCGGTGGCTAAGCACGACCCGAAGATTCTTGACATGATCCCGCAGTCCTTCGTGGACGCCAAAGGCAACACCCAGGCTGGTCCTGCGGCTGCGCCTGCAACGGCCTTCAAGATCGCTGAAGCTCGCCAGAAGATCAACGTCCTCCAGCAGGATGACAACAAGATCGCGTCCAACAAGTCGCAGCTCACCATCATGAGCAGCGTACTCCGCTTCCAGAACCCCACCGCGCAGCTCCAGCAGTACGCTGGTATGCCTGGGGCTGACCCGAAGTTCCTTCCCAGCGCAATGGCCTTCTTCCACACAATGAACACCAACGCGGCTGCTGATGTCTCTGACGGCAGCTTCGGCGCGGCTCTCGTGGGCAAGATCGCCAAGGGCGACATCACGAACACGTCGCAGCTCCTCACTGAGATTCAGGGAGCGGGCCTCAGCGGGAAAGCGGCAAGCGCTGTTCTCTCCCATGGCATGGCTGCACTGAAGTCCGTAGAGGGAATCGACCAGGACAACACGCAATACAAGGCCGGGACCACTTACGTCGATCAGATGTACGCGCCATCGGTCAACCCACTGACGCACAAGTTCGACAACCCCGCCGCTGTCCAGCAGCACGCGGGCGCAATGCTCGACTTCCGTACTGAGGCTCAGAACCTCATCCAGCAAGGCAAGTCGCCAGAAGAGGCGACTAACCAGGCGCTCAAGCAGGTACAGGAGAAGTGGGGTGAGCCCCTCGGTATGGCCACCAAGTCGCAGGCGATGCCAACAACGGACGCTGACAAGGTGGCCGCCATCATGAACGCGGAGAAGAATCCGCAGACCCTACTGCAGGCGCACATCACGGGCGCCTATCTGAGTCACCTCCGGGACACCGGGGCCATCTCCAGTGACGCCGCGGCACACGCCGCCAAGCTCATTCTCGCCGCCCGTAGCTCACACCATTAAGAGGAACCATGCCGACGCCAACAGATCCTGTCGCTGAGCTTGCTCAGTCAGATCAGGAGGACACGCAGAACCTCCAGAACATCGTCGGTGAGCATCAGGTCCAGCAGGAGCAGGACCAGGCACAGGCGAAGATCAACGCCACGAACCTCCAGCAGTCCAAGGAGAACATCGCCAGTGAGCAGGCCGGCTACGCCGGCTCGTCTACTGCTGACACGGAGTCTGATGTTGAGCACCGCATCGCACAGGTACCCGAAGGTGCCGTTGCGGGCGTCACACAGGCAGCCGGCGAGGCTGTCAAAGGCGCCGCAGATGCGGTGCTCTTCCTCAACGACCACAGCGCCTTTGGCTGGGCTGAGCACGCCATCGGATCACTCGATCCGTCTATCAAGGCGTCCGCGCAGCAGCAGCTCGCGGCGGCCCAGGCACTTCCTATGAAGGTGGCTGACGCTCTCACCCCAACCATCGACACGGTGGGCGGCGAGGCAGTGAAGGGACTCACCCAGTTCGCAGCAGGCTTGCTGCCCGCGCTGCGGGCCGCTGACGGCGTCGAGGCACTGGCCGGCACCGGCATGGTACCCAAGCTCGTGCGCGCGTCTATCGCCTCTGGCGTCACTCAGGCGGCCGTGTTCAACCCGGATGATCCTAGGGTGTCGAACCTCATCCAGCAGGTGCCAGCACTGAGGAACCCAATCACAGAAGCTCTCGCCTCGAAGCCCGGAAATGACGAAGCGATCGGTCGTCTCAAGAACGCTATTGAGGGGGCTACCCTCGGCGTGCTGGGCGAAGCCGCAGTGGATGGCATCACCAGCATCGTCCGCAGCATGCGCGCTACAGGCGCCCTCGCGGACACCACCAGGGCGATCTACCACGCCGAGCCGACGCCGGTAGAGACCACCGCACCCCCGCCTGCAGCCCCACCAGAGGCCGCCACAGGCGAGCCCGAGGCTGCCCCTAGCGGTCATGTCGAGCTGGTGCAGACGCAACCCCAGGAGCTTGTGGCGCAGCCTGAAGGGGCGCCTACGGTGAAACCTGTGGCTCCTCCAGAGTCGCAGGCGCAGACCCTCGCCAAGTCATTCATCAAGATCAACCCGGAGCAGGCCAAGCAGGTACTCGGGTACATGACGGACGGACGCTACAGCGAGATTCCGGCGATGCTCGAAGACACCCACAGGACGATCCCGTGGGACGCGCTCAGCGATGGGGACAACCTCAAGGGGTTCTTCAACGCCGTTGAGGGGACCTTTGGTTCCATGATCCGGGAAGGTGCGGGCGTCGGCCCGGTACCGCAGACCGCCATCGTGCAGATGGCCAAGGACCTCGGCGGGAACGTCAACGAAGTGTCGAAGCTCTTCGCCGACACGCACAACCTGGCGCCGCGGATCACCGCCGGCTACAACATCATGGTCGCGAGCGCCCGCCGGCTCAAAGACCTGGCGGACACGGCGCGGCCGATGCTCGGCAGCCCCGCCGGCAACCAGGCTGTCATGGACTTCCAGAAGCAGCTTGAACTCCATGCTGCCATTCTCGGGCAGGTGCGGCAGTCCAGCTCTGAGATTGGACGAGCCCTATGGGCTCACCGCCAGCTCAAGGCAAGCTCTGATGTGGCGCTCCGCGGCCTCGATGACTTGGGTGACTCCATCCTCGGCCCCGGTGCCGTGAAGAAGTTCATCAAGAGAGTCGGTGGCGGCAACCTCGCGGATGTGAACGCTGCAGCCGACAAGGCCCGCGGTGGCAAGTTCACCGGAGTCATCCGGGAGATTGCGCAGGGCGGAATGCTCATGCATCCCTCGACGCAGCTCGCGAACATCGTCGGGAACACCTTCAAGGCCGTCCTGGCCCCCTTCGAGCGAACCGTCGCTGGAGTCATAGGCAACGTCAGGGGCGCGCTCATGCCCACCACAGAGCACGCCACCATCCGCGCTGCAATCGCGCACGCGGGCGGCATGCTCGACGGCATACGGGATTCCTTCCCGCTGTTCGTGAAGTCTCTAATCCACGAGCCCACGGTGAACAGCGCAGGCCGCCCGGTCTCGCGCTACATTCAGGCGAATACGGAAGGACTCAGCGGACCGGCGCTCACGGGCGCTCACGCCATCAATATCACTGGCAAGGTGATCCGCTACTCCGGCCGCGTCATGGGTGCCATCGACAACCTCAACATGGGCATCGGCTACCAGGGAGACCTGGCGGCCCGCTCATACACGAAGGCTGCCACTGAGGCGGACACGAAGGGACTCGTTGGTGATGCTCGGGAATCCTTCATGGATACGCGCATCCAGGAGTTGAAACTGGATGCAGCCTATGTGAAGGCCGGCGGGGCCAAGAAGCTCGGCCCCGCGGCCGACTTCGCGAGAGACCTACATGCCAAGGCGTTCGACGCCGGCCTGTATCAGTCCTTCCAGGAAGCGGCCCGCACGAAGCTCGGCGCTCACATTGCGGATGGCCTCAACAGCGCTCCGCTGCTGAAGCTCGTCGTGGCGCCGTTCGTTCACCGTCCGCTCAACATGCTCCGGCAGGGGCTCATGGACTACACCCCCCTTGGTCTCGCCAACGATGCAACGCAGGAAGCGCTCAGAGCTGCGAACTCGGACACCGACCTCGCGCTGGCAAGGATGACTATTGGTACCAGTGCGGCGGCCTATGGCTGGCACCTGGCGGCCAGTGGCGTCCTTACGGGTGACCGGCTCGGCTACGAGAACACACAGTCCCTCGACGGCATTCCCACGAATGCTATCCAGGTACACGGCCGGTGGTTCACGTACAACCGCATCGACCCCGTTGGCATGTGGCTCGGTATCGCAGCCGACATCCACGAGCAGACGAGTCGCGTCTACGATCCAAACAACCCGGATAGCACCAACGACCTGGCAACTTACGCCAGGATTGGAACGCAGACCATCGGCAGTGTGGCCATGGACAAGTCGTTCATGCAGAGCGTTGACCAGATTGTCGAATGGATGGGCGAGAAGAATCCTGAGCGCGCTGCCGTCATTGGCCAGCGAGTACTAGATTCCAACGCCTTCAAGTTCGTTCCCCTCTCTGGTGCCCTCGATACCACCGCACAGTACCTAGACCCTACCCCACGGGCAACCGGCGGGACAGGTCTGGGTGCACTGTGGGGAAGCGTCGCGGCTCGTCTGCCTGGCCTATCCAAGGACCAGCCGCCTCGTCGTGACATCCTGGGGAGACCCATGGTGAAGCCAGGAGGCACAACTGCGTGGTGGAATCCGTTCGGTGGCTCCCCGGCGTCCTCTGATCCTCTGGACCAGAAGCTCGCCGAAGTAGCTACGCAGATTCGGGCACCGTCACGCGTGGTAGACGGCATCGAGCTGTCGGCACAGCAGTATGACCAGGTGCTCACTCTCTCCACGCAGACGAAGCTGTTCAATGGAATGAATCTCGAAGACAAGCTGCGCCAGCTCACTACGAGCCATGAGTGGACGAAGTACGACAACACGGATGACCACGGGCTAGCGGCCCATGCCGATATGGTCCGCGGGCTCATCAACGCGGCCTACAACTACGGCAAGCAGACGTTCCAGAAGAACAACCCGACCTTCGCGGCTGCTCAGCAACAGCGTTACATGCAAGAGGCGAAGCACTTCCAAGTGCAGTAGCCACAAGCCGGGGAGCTAACCCCTCCCCGGCCCTACTTTCACTCACAGGACACCAATGGCCGATAGCTATGTGCAGTACACCGCGACTGCTGACCAGCAGGTATTCACGGTGCCCTTTCCCTACCTCGACCCTACACACGTCATAGTGACCCTTAACGGCGTCCCTCAGCTCTACCTCAAAGACTACGTGTGGCTCACCGCGGGCTCCATTCAGTTCACCAAAGGCGTGCCTGCGGGCACCATAGTGAACTTCGACCGCATCACGTCGCCCGACACTGCGCTCGTATCCTATTCCAACGGCTCCGTCCTCACAGCGGCGGAGCTGAACACTGCGACCCTTCAGAACTTCTATCGGACGCAGGAGCTACAGGACCAGCTCACCCAGTACATCAGTGGCGGCGTCACTGCCTTTAGCGTGACGGGCGCCCTCGTTGGCCTCGGCCCACAAGAGCTGATCGACGCCGTAGCCAGTCAGATACTCGCTACGGACCTCGCAGCCACCCTGCAACAGAACATCACCGACATCACAACGAACTCGGAAACGATTGCAGGGAATACCCAGTACATCAACTCTCTACAGACCTACCAGACGGTTGGGCTGATAGAGACGCTGAACCTGTTGGGTACCGTGACGAATAACGGCACGGCTTTCGTGCTGAACACCGCAACCACACAGGTGGGCGGCGGCACGACGCTGGCTCAGCAGATTACACAGCTCCAGACGGCCATCAACGGCAATCTCGCGTCCATCCAAGCGAACGCCACCACCGTTGACGGGCTCAGTGCCCAGTACACCGTCAAGGTAGATGTCAACGGACATGTGGCGGGCTACGGGCTCGCCAGCGAAGCTATCAACGGCTCGGTCACGTCAACCTTCATCATCGACGCGAATGCGTTCGCTGTGATAGACCCAGGCCACGGCCTAACGACGCCTAAGGTTCCCTTTGCGGTGACCTCTGGTGTCGTGTACATGGAGAACGTGGTTGTCAATGGCGCCCTGATCGCGGCCGCCTCTATCACCAGCGCAGAGATTGCCAACGCCGCCATCGGCACTGCGCAGATCGCCAACGCCTCAATAACTGCGGCCAAGATTGCCAACGCTACCATCACTGGCAACCTTATAGTTGATGGGACCATCACGGCAGCTCATATCCTGGCCGGGACGATCAACTCAGGCAACATGGCGCAAGGCTCTACCTCAACCTCCAGTACATTCAGCGCCTACCCCGCTCCTGGGACTGGCGGCCTAGAAATTGCCCAGAACTCCTCAACAACGCTGTTCACGACTACCTTCACTGGCGCCTACACGACGGTCATCAGCGCCCGCGTTAACTTCTACGCCGGCACTTCCGCAATGGACTGTCAGGCTGACCTCATCATCGACGGCGTTGTCCACGACAGTGGGTACTTCAAGGTATATGGAAGTGGCTCGACGCCATTCCAAACCTCAGTGTCCCTCATGGGCTCGATATCCGATCCAGGCGAGGGGGCCCATACCGTCTCCATTGTAGGCCGTAACAACAACACCAGCGGGTTCAACTTCTGGTACTCGATGCCATTCCTGTCCGTTCTTCGCTTTCTCAACTAGAGGAGATTCCATGCTCAGCCAGAACATTCCCACAGCCGCCCAGAAGGTCAACGCGTTCCGTGACCAACTGCTTCAGGCGTACATCCAGAAGGCCCAGGCCGAACAGCAGATCATCGCCCTCAGTAATGTGATCGCTGGCGTCACCGTAGGCCAGCAGCTCCAACAGGAGATTGCAAATGAGGCTCAGGTGCCGCAGGCGCCGGCGCAGCTCATCGGTAAGTAAGAGGCCCCCGTGACAGTCACGTCGAACATCACCAATGCGCAGCTCGCGGCGCAAATCCAGGCGCTCATAACGTCCTGGCAGACGCGCGAGACTCAGATGATCGCGTGGCTGGCCGGAGCGGCTGGCGGAGGGGACTTCTCCAACGGGACGTACCCTCTGTCGGACGCCTTCGGCAACGTCAAGTACGTCGAGAGTCCCGCGCAGATGAGTGCGGACGTTACCACTACGGTTGACTCCGCGACCGCGCAAGCCACGGCATCGGCTGCTTCGGCTACCACGGCTTCGGCTGCCCAGGCCGCAGCACTCACCGCGCGCAACCTAGCGTCCACCTACGCGACCAATGCGGCCGCATCCGCGACGCAGGCGGCGAACTCTCAGAGTGCTGCAGCGTCCAGCGCGGCAGCCGCCCTTGCGTCAAAGAACTCTGCCACAGCAAGCGCGGCGGCTGCGGCAGCCTCGGCGTCCAGTATGGGCTCCAGCGTCACCGCCTCGGCCGCCAGCGCAAGCGCTGCCGCAGCCAGTCAGTCTGCTGCAGCGGCGAGTGCCTCCGCGGCGGCCGCTTCGGCGGCGGCGGCGGCGACCTTCAACCCCGCGCTGTATGCCACGCTCACCGGCGCCACGTTCACCGGAAACCTGACATTCACCGGCCAAGGACGAGTCCTCAACGGGCCGAACAACACAGGCATCTACCTGAACTTCACTGACGGTTACACCTACATCGACTCTCAGGATGGGGTCAACTTCCGCGCTGCCGGGGACGTAGTTCTAGGCAAGATAGACAACGCTGGAACTTTCTGGGCAACCGCCAGCGTGGTAGCCAACTCCGGCTTCTACACCCACAACGGCTCTGCGCGACAGATGCTCTTAGACGAGAACGATGGGTGGATGAGACTGAACAACGCCACCAACTTCAGTAATGGAGTCTTCACCCCAGGGGACCTCCGGGTAGACGGCTCTCTCTATACCTTCCTCGGGACTGGTAACAACGCGTTCCTCCATCACGCCAGCGGGCACACCTCAGGTGCCGTCACGGTCTCCACAGCGGCGCCTTCGGGCGGCTCTGACGGGGATATCTGGATTCAGCACTGATGCCCCTCACGGTCAACGTAGGCGGCACGTATGAGCCCGGCACTGTCTACGTCAACATCGGCGGCATGTGGAACATCTCCAAGGGCCTCTGGGTAAACGTTGGGGGCACTTGGGAGCAGTTTGGTGTCACCGTAACAATGTCGCCCCCCGGATTGTCAGAATCCTCACCTGGAACTCCTGGCACCGGCACTGACATCTCTATCACCGCTGTGGTGGGCGGAGGCGTACCTTCAGCGTACTTGTGGTCAGCCATAGGTGGAAGCCTAAGTTCCACGACGGCATCCAGCACAACTCTCACGATCACCCCTACAAAACTGAACGTCCCCACGATTGCGACTGTAACCCTCACGGTTACTGTGAACGGCGTTCAATACACTAGCTCCGCTAACTTCTCCGTAACTTACACATAACACATGAACATCCCCGACGCTCTCCGCCAGGGCGCCATCTGGATTGCCTCAACCGGCATCGTGGCAACCGGCACAGCAGTCATCAGCACCTCTCGACAGGTGGCCGTCCAAGAGCAGCAGATCACCGCTGTTCAGACTCACGAGCAGACGCTCGATGGAACACTTCAACAGCTCGGCAAAGACGTACAGCAATTGAACGTCAACGTCGCTGTGTTGAATGAAAGGCTCGCTGATGGCAAACGGTAAGGCAACCGATATCCAGTTCGGTAACCTACACGAACTCGTTGCCGAGTCGCTTATCCTCCAACTCAACGCATGGAAGGATGGACGGCTCGTCGTCCTCGACGGCGAGAAGTACACCAAATGCATCCCCCCGGCTCTCCTCGCGCAAGCCATAAAGTTCCTCAAGGACAATGGCATCGACCAGCCAGCCCGCACAGGCAACAAGGTTGATACGCTCAAGAAAGCCATGCCCGACTTCTCCGACGATGACAACGTCGTCTCTTTCCCCAACCAAAGGTAACCCATGTCCACGATCCCCACCAACGCCACCGTAGACGTTCGCAACATCTCCGCGACGCCCGCGGGCCACTTCACTGGCCTCGCCACCGAGCTGGTCGCGGCCCGCACCGCCTTCAATCAGGGTCTCGTAGAGCAAGTAATCGTCAAGCTCAATGAGCTGGCGAACCTCGCCCGCGCGCTCCACCTGTAAGGCGATAGAGGAGGAATTTTGATCTACGAGTTTCAGTGCTCCCGCGGGCACGTCACGGAAGCCATGGTGCCCATAGGCACTAAGGAATGGCCCTGCACCGTTTGTGGTGCATTGGACGGCACACGGCCACATCCATGGGCCAAACGCATCCTGTCCCCAACACCCACCACATTCCGCTTCAACGACCGCCGGAGGTAACCCATGAATTTCTCTGAGGCATTACAGTTCATTAGAGAGGGGCGTTGGCTACAGCGCCGGGGGTGGAACGGAAAGGGAATGTTTGTGTTCCTGGTTCCAGGATCAGTATTCGAGGTAAATCGCGCTCCGTTGTTGGGAGTGTTCCCTGAGCACACGCGCGTGCAGTACCAGCCCCATATCGACATGCTTACAGCCGACCGCACCGTCGTCCCCTGGCTTGCCTCACAGAGTGACTTGCTGGCAGATGACTGGCAGCTTGTCGTATCTCAGCATGGCTGATCCCCAGGTATATCCAGACTGGATCACCACCGAATCCGAACAGAAGCTCCACGACTCCTTCGTCCACTTCGTCTGGTTCCTGTGGCGACACCTGAAGCTCCCCACGCCGACGAAGCGCCAGCGCGCCATCTGCCGCTATCTGCAGAACGGCCCGCGCCGGCGCATGATTCAAGCATTCCGTGGTGTCGGCAAGAGCTGGCTCACCTGCGCCTACGCGCTGTGGCGGCTCTACCGCAACCCTCAGGAACGCATCAAGATCGTCTCGGCGAACGAGGACAAGGCGACAGAGAACGCCGTCTTCATCCGCCGGCTCATTGATGAGGTGCCTGAGCTGCAGTTCCTCCGTCCCCGCGGGAACCAGCGCGACGCCGTACTCGCCTTTGACGTCGGTCCAAGCGACGCTCACCCGACACCATCGGTGTCCGCGGTGGGCATCACCGGCCAGCTCACCGGCGGCCGGGCGACCATCCTGATCCCCGACGACGTAGAGGTTCCAAAGAACAGCTACACCGAGGGCATGCGCGAGCGGCTCGCCGAACTCATCAAGGAGTTCGACGCGCTCGTGGTTCCCGAGGGATTCGACATCGTCTTCCTCGGCACGCCGCAGACGGAGCAGTCCATCTACCGCGTACTCCGCCAGCGTGGCTACCACGTCCGCGTGTGGCCCGCCCGCTACCCAACGCCTGCCGAAGCCGCCAAGTACGATGGGAGCCTCGCAGAGGACGTTCTGGCGGACATGACCGCCGGCGCGAAGCCTGGCACGTCCACCGAGCCTGAGCGGTTCTCCGACCTCGACCTGGCGGAACGTGAGGCGTCCTTCGGGCGCTCCGGGTTCGCCCTGCAGTTCATGCTCGACACGACCCTGTCGGATGCGCTGCGCTACCCGCTCAAGCTCGCCGACCTGATCTACTTCGACTGCCACCACGAGGACACCCCCGTGCGCCTCGCCTGGGCCTCTGACCCACGCTTAGCGGTCACCGACATAGCCAACATAGGCTTTGCCGGAGATCGGCTGTACCGGCCTCTCCATACGTCTGAGCAGCGGTCCCGCTACGAGGGTGCGGTCATGGTCATCGACCCCTCTGGTCGAGGCAAGGATCACACCGCGGTGGGCGTCGGTAAGGCGATGGCTGGCATGGTCTACCTGACGGCCCTCAAGGGCATGCAGGGCGGCTACGAGCCAGCCACACTGGAAGCCATCGCCGTGCTGGCCAAGATCCAGCAGGTGAAGCACATCTGGATCGAGTCGAACTTCGGGGACGGCATGTTCCAGAAGCTCATCGAGCCCTACTTCGCCCGCATCTACCCTTGCACAATCGAGGAATATCGCAGCACCGGGCAGAAGGAACTCCGCATTATTGACGACCTTGAGCCCGTCATGAACCAGCACCGGCTGGTCATTGACGGCGCAGTCGCTCGCGAAGACAGCAAGATCGCCGAAGATGAGCCCAGGTACAGCTTCATGTACCAGCTCACCCACCTCACCAAGCAGCGCGGCGCCCTGCGCCACGACGACAAGGTCGAGGTAGTGGCGAAGATATGTCGCTACTTCCGCAACGCCATGGCCGTCGATCACGAGCTGGCCGAGAAGCGCCACCGTGAGAAGCTCCGCGATGAGGAGTTCAGGAAGTTTGAGGAGAACGCCCTAGGACATTCCCACAGGCGCCCTCAACGCTTCGTCCAGGCTCTCCCACGGGTTCTCCGTAGGGACGCCAGGCTGCCCCCGAAGGGGCGATAAAGCGAGCGCCACTCCCCCAATGCTCGCCTAAAAGGGACACTGGTTGAATGACCAGTTGACAGGGATGTCGAATGTGTGCTACGCGGGCGCGTAAAACGTTACCTATAGTTCTACCTGTGGTGTACCTATAGTGTAATCATTACTTCTACACCATAGAGATACACCATACAGAGAACCATAGGTTCACCTCTGGTACACCGCAGGCTCACCTATGGTTCCACCTGAAGTGTCTCCTGCGGAGAACCAGAGGTGAAACCTTAGGTACCCTGTGAGGTGTGGTCTCTGGGGATGTCGTTCCTGGCGAAGCCTTCCGAAGATACAGCTCACCGCCTGTACACCACAGGTAATCCATAGGACCTCCTGAGACGCTCCCAGAGCTGAGATCGTCACAGACCCGCTACCCTGGCCTAGGGTAAGCCGCTCCAGAGGCGTGGTGAGCTTCTGGTGAAGCCTGAGGAGAGCCTGAGGTGGACCTTTGGCGTCAGTGAGGCACCTGGCGCCGTTTCTGGAGAAAACTGCGAGGGGGTATGCGTGACACGATTCGCCGGAATCCCCCCATGGCCCTCCGCGCGCGCTAGAAACCGGGCGCCCGTCCGCGGTTATCCTGCGCACGCGATACGATATCCAGTAGCAATCAATACGAATCAATCAGTTAGCGATGGTCATGTGCCAAATGTGACAGCAATGACCATCACAAGCGTGTGTACAGCGTGCCGTTGGTGTGCGTGAAGCGTGCGTTTGGCGTCGGTTTGCTGCGGATCGGGCAGCCGCGCGGCAGCATCTGTTTTTTTCATCCTGGCACCACACGTACACCTCACATCCGCCATAGGTGCGCTTCACGTTCGCCAAAGGATCGCCAAAGGTCCGCCAGCAGCAACGCCAGCAGCAACGCCAGCAGCGACGCCAGCAGCACACTCACACTCACACTCGACAAGCGCACTGCAAGCGCACCGTTGGTGTACCGCTAGCGTACTTGTGGCGTGCGATCTAACAGCGCATCAACTAAATGCGACCGACAATCAGACACTTGCACGCACCGACGTAAATATCGCTTGCACTGGTGTGATCGTCCCACTACTGTGCGCACCTCGGCAGGATGCTAAACGGGACGACACCCGACAGATAGCGGGCACAGATAGCAGACGGATGGCGCTGCTAGTGTTCCATCGGTGAAGACGCGAACGGCACGCGGGACTTGGTCCGAAGTGTCGAGAGACGAGAGCAGAAGGTAGCTCGCTTACAGCGACTCGACACTTACCGGCATGCGGTACGAGCAACGTCTCACGCTTACATGCGGAGCAATCCGCACGTAGCGCAAAGCACATGCATACCGCGTGTGTTTTGTTCTGCGGAGAACACACACATGACGAAACAGCAAATGATTGACGCGGTACGCGCTCTCGGTTGCAGCGTGCAAGTACTCGACGGCGAGATACGGGTAAACCTGCGGGGCGGTTCGGAATCGACTGCCTATTACACCAACGATAGAGACGACGCGGTTGCCACCGCAAAGGCAATGGCACGGCATGCTTTGGCAGACTGCCGGCCATGAATTACTACACCTACTGCACTTACCGGCAACGCCAGTACGGCGCCTCGATCCAAGTGCAGGAGCACACAACGCCCGCTGAGCAAGCTGAGTTCTGGCAAGCGTGGCACGCGGCCAGCGACACAGACGAGCTTGCCGGGTACATACGGGATCACCTTAACGCACGAAAGGCAGCCTAAACATCATCTT